TATACTACCGATGCTTAATGGTCGAGCGCACGGCTGATAACCGTGTTAGAGAAATCTTATAGAAGGTTCAATTCCTTCCGGTAGTACCAAATTTATGTCTCATTAGTATAATGGAAGTGCGCGTGGCTTTGAACCACGAAGCGTTGGATCGTTACCAGCTAGAGCTGCCAAATAAATAGCAAGATGGACTGGAGTGGTTCCAGCTCAGGCTCATAACCTGTATGACGCGGTGTTCGAATCCCGCTCTTGCTTCCATATAGATGCTGCGATCTACCTATTCTCAAGGATGAAGATAGGTGACTTACACAACTCGTAAGTCTGATAAATGCGCAGACCAATTTTAAGTTTGGGTTAGCATGTAGCTGTTATCTAGGGTCGCGCCCTATTAGTAACGAAGTGCGGTACAAATCCGTCCCCAGACGCCAGATTAAAGGAGATGGGTCATGGTGACCAACGAGCTTTCATACGGCTCTTAGCTGAGATCGTTACTCAGTGTCTCCTCCAATTTATTAATACTATCTAGGATTGTTATTATGGCTAAGAAAGATAAAGTTAAACGAAGTGTGTTAATAGAAGGTCTAGATATTAAATTAGATTTAACAAAAGTAACTGCTGTTAAAACTAGATTGAATATGATTCACTTTGATGAGTTACCTGATGGTACATGGAGATTAATATATAACGGTAACATGATTGAAGATTTTACTAAAATTGAAGGTTTTAAAATTGTAAGAGAAGATTAATTATGAAATATATTTTTAGAGGTGAAGTGGTTTTCGAATATAAAGAAGACACTGGCGAATTAAAAACAGGTATAGTAGATGGTATCGGATACCCTGCTATCAATTATTGTAAATTCATTGATGAAGATTTTGTCCTTATGGAACAATTCTTTAGAAATATAAATGATTATAAATGTGGTAATATAACTGAACTTAAAGATATAGTGGTGAATTAATTATGAGCGCAATTGAAAAATTAGAAAAGTATATTAAAGATGAAGGTATCACTCAGATTTCTGGCGGCATCTTTGAAGACCAAACAAGAAAAAAATTGATTGGTAAAGATGAAGAAACTGGCGAATTGATTTACGAATCATATAAAGTAAAAGCTAATACTACTGTTGCTGAGTATTGTAAATCAATGGGTTCAATTACTAGTGATATGTCTATGGGTTATCATGGAAATGAAGAACCTATATCAGCAGAAGAATATGCAAAAGAACTTTTAGGATTTATGACTTCACCTTCAAAGAATATTGTTGGTGAATGTAGAAAATGTTTTAAATTCTTAATTGAGTTTGAAGACGATAACCATGAAGAATTTTGTAATGGTATTGGTTCACAACCTGTAGAATATTTTATACCGAAGAAAGGTGATACTTCTGGCAATTTAAGAGAAGTTGAATCAACAGAAGAAGTTGGTGAGATTGCTCGTGAAAGTGGTAAGCGTTTAAAAGGTATATTTAAAGAGATAGATTAATAAAATTATAAGAGAAGATTAATTATGTTTAATACAGAAGAAAAAGTAGAAGTTATAGAATACCTAAAAAATATGGAAGCTAATTCTTCAGTATATATTGGCTGCGACTCTGTACGTTTTAAGAAAAAAGGTCAATGGTTCGCTCGTTATACTGTAGCGTTTATTATCCATAAGGGTTCTAAGCATGGTGGTAAAATTTTCCACTTCACAGAAGTAGAACGTGTATTTGATCCTAAAGCGGAAAAACCTCGTATGCGTTTAATGCGTGAAGTTCAACTTGCGGTAGATACTTATACAGATTTTGAAGATGAATTAATTGAAATTAATGTAGCTATTCACTTAGATATTAATTCAGATAAAAATCATAACTCAAACTTAGTGATGAAAGAAGCACTTGGTTACGTGATGGGTATGACAGGTATTCAAGCGGAAGTTAAACCTAATGCTTGGGCAGCTTCACATGCTGGTGACCGTGGAGCTAGAGGTATGCTTCACTAACATAAATATGCACACTAACAATAGCCCTGTTAGTGTGCATTTTCAATTTTGGAAGATTGACAGAGTGGTATTGTGCTTGGTTGCTAACCAAAGGCCACCGAAAGGTGAGATAGGTTCGATTCCTATATCTTCCGCCAGATTTAAAGGACAATGGATGGAGTATACAACGAGATAGACGCGTTGGATGAAATTAATTCGCTCTGCGTATTCATTAAGTCTATAGGTGAAAATCCTATCCATCCACCATATTATGAAAGTTATAATCGCCGGTAGTAGAAATATCACCCCCAAACAATTCTATAATTCAATAAAATTTTTCCCTGATGAATGGGATGTAACAGAAGTTGTTTCAGGTACGGCTCGTGGTGTGGATAGAATGGGTGAAGTATTAGCTCAGAGTCAAGATATTGCTATTAAACGATTCCCTGCTGATTGGGATGAGTACGGTAAACGTGCTGGCATGATACGTAATGGTGAAATGGCTAAATACGCTGATGCTCTATTTGCTGTATGGGATGGTAAGAGTAAAGGCACAAAACAAATGATTGATAATGCTAATAAGAAAGGATTATCCGTTATTGTAGTATGCATAAATAGTAATGGAAACTCACATATACTAATGGAAAAACATAATGAATAATACAGATCCAATCGACACTGGCCCTATACATATAGCTAATAAATTATTAAATAGAGCTGAACAAATCATAAAAGATCTTGTTGCAGCAATCAAACTAAGACCAGCAGGTGGTTTCTCTTCAGGTGTAGTGTAACTATTTTTGAGATTAATCAAACGATTAATTTATTAAAAGAGTTATTAAAAACAGAAAGAAACCCAAGGGTAATAAAAATAATGCAAATAGATTTAAGATCTTACCTTGCTATTAAACACTTGATTGACAAATATAAAAAGTAGGAGAACCACAATGAAACGTATAATGGAAATCCGAGCTGCCGAAGGTGGAGACGATTCAAAACTATTTGTAAATGATCTTGCTATCGCTTACGAAAAAACATTCCTCAAGCTAGGCTGAAAGTCTACGCGTCTTAGCCAACGTTCTGGCTATATATCAATAGAAATAATTGGTAATAAACTTGATTGTTTAAAAAACGAATCAGGTGGTCACCGTATACAAAGAATTCCTCCAACGGAAACTAAAGGTCGTGTACATACATCTACTGTGACTGTTGCTGTATTAGATGGTAATTATTCTTCTCAGTCTAAATATAATTTACGAGATGATAAACATTATCGTTTTGAATTATTTAAGTCTACTGGTGCTGGCGGCCAAAAGAAAAATAAAACGCTATCCGCTATAAAGTGTATACATCTTCCTACAGGTATTAAACAAGAAAGGGATAGTCGTTCCCAAAATAAAAATAAAATTGATGCTAAGAATGCCGTCAATAAAATACTTGATGATAAAACTCATAATGAACAACATTCAAAGCGTAATGAGAATCGTTCATCTATGGTTGGTAGTGGTATGCGGGGTGATAAAATACGTACCTATAGATTTCAAGACGATAGGATTACAGATCATATATTAGGAAAATCTTTTAAATTAAAAACTATATTACGTGGAAATATGGACAAAATATGGTCAAAATAAGAGGAAAAATTTACATAAAAATGATAAATATTTATAATCTATAACGAATAGGGATTATAAATGTCACGAAAAAAACGTAAATTAAAAACGCCTAAAATTGTAAGTATTAACGATACCTATAATAACCTTGCAACAAAACAAGATTACGATAAAGGATCAATCAAAAAAACGTTTCACCTCAAAGACCTAAACCAAATATATCCAAAAAATGAAACTCAAGAAGATGTTTTTCATGTTTGGAATCAAAGCGACCATATATTATTAAAAGGAAGTGCTGGAACAGGTAAAACCTTTCTAGCATTATTCCTAGCATTACAAGAAGTACTTGATGTACAAACTCCTTATGATAAGGTTGTAATTGTAAGGTCAACTCTACCTGTTCGTGATCAGGGATTTCTTCCTGGTACTGAATCAGATAAATCAGCAGTATACGAAGCACCATATATCTCTATATGTGATGAACTGTTCGATTTTAAAAAATCATATGCAAATTTAAAGAATAATGGATATCTCGATTTCATTTCCACTAGCTATATACGCGGTATTACACTAAATAACAGTATTGTTATTGTTGATGAGAGTCAAAACTTGAACTCTGATGAATTATCTAGTATAATAACTCGTTGTGGTAAAAATACTCGATTTATGGTATGTGGTGACACTAAACAGACAGATCACATTAAACAGAGAGACCGTACAGCGTTAGAACGCTTCCAACGTATCATCTCTCGTGTTAGCTCGTTTGACACCATAGAATTTACTAGAAACGATATAGTACGCTCTAAGCTCGTTAGGGAGTTTATTATCGCGGAAGAGGACTTTTCAGAGTAGATAAATATCATTATACCCTTGTATTATACTCATGAATTGGGTATAATGTATTTTTGATGAGAACAACTTTGGAAAGATAATGAAGATAAAGACAGTATATTTAGATTTAGATGGTGTATTAGCTGATTTTGAGATAGCTTACAATAAAGTATATAAGAATTTAAAGGATGCAGATGTTGAAGAACTAGTAAAAGCGAAGAAATCCTTCTCTGATATTAACTTTTTTCGAGATTTACCTTTAATGAAAGATGCTAAGAATTTAGTTAAATTAGTTGAAAGTTATCCTGTAAACGTTGAAGTGTTGACTTCTGTTGGAAAATATGGTTCAAAGGGTAATGCTGTCGATAAAGTTATTTGGTTGAAGAAACATTTCCCACAATTAGCAAATAAATTTAATTATGTGACTACTTCTAAAGCTAAATCTGATTTTGCTAAAGATGATACTTTATTGATTGATGATCGTGAGAAAGCAACTTTACCTTTCAAATCAGCTGGTGGGGAAGTTGTATTTTATAAAGGATTTGCTAGTGCTAAGAAACTGATTGAAAAAATCTTAAAGAATGATAAATAGTATACATATTATATAATAACGAGAATAAAATGAAATCAGTAGACGAATTTTTAGATGAAGTTAAATTTTTGAAACCTAAAGTTGGACTACTCTCTGTAGATTCAGCATTGGCTGAATTTGGTGTTCAAACAGGTGTACGTGTATCAGCCATTAAAGATTTTTTAAAAAGTAATAATTTAGAAGTTCAGAGAGTATGGAATCAATTCATACGAGATGGACGCGCTGGTATAGATAATAAAATTGCTAATATGATACGTATGGGTGCTGTAGGTAATCCAAAAGGTGTTAAAAAAGCAGTTGACTTTTTAAAGAGTGCTATAAAATGAAATCAGTAGACCAATATCTATCAGAAAGAACTCAAGGAAGTACATCTAATCCTTTTTTGACCAAAGTTTACGGTACTAAAACATTTGGTGATTTATATGATAAATTACAAGAAGATTTACCTGAAATCATGAAAAAAGTCACTGGCTGGTTTCTTGGTGATAAAGATGATAAATTAATGTTAAAATTAATCACTAAAGATAATGCTATAATTGGAATAGGTTTATCTGGTAAACGATTAGTACCATTTTCAAGTAAAGCTATTTTTAAAATAAAAGATCTGAGTAACTAATGAAGTCCTTTGTTGAATTTAATGAAGAGAAGAAGGAATTATACGAATCTTCTGAAAAAATAATCAATGATTTTATGGATGCTATCATGAAAAAGCCTCAAGGCAAAAAAATGATTAAACACTACGCTGGCGACAAAACCAGTGAAGATATAAAAAAAGCATTAGAATCAAAATTAGTAATTAAGCGCGTTACAAATAACGATAAATCTTCCAAGATTCAAAAGCTTTCTATAGATTACTCTGATAAAGATAGTCGAGCTAGAATTAAACATACTGAGAATTATTAATGAAGACGTTTATTGAATTTAATGAAGAAGCTATGATAACTTCTCTTACTAAAGATATTCTTCCTAAAAAATTACTACATTTTCTCAAGCGTATTCTTCATAAGAATCAATATAAAGAAGCTCTTAAAATACAAAAAGAAATTTTAAAGCGTGGGAATATTTCTGCGTCTTTCGCATTGGTGAAAGCAGCAGAACAGGTTGGTCTTAAACCTCGTGAGCTTGCTAAAGTTATGGATAAACAGACTCGTAATAAATAAAGGGATATTAGATATGATAAAAAAAATATTTATTGGTTTTATACTTATGTTTGCTATTTGTACTAGTTCAATGGCTAATGGTGATGACCATAATGATCATGATCATAATGATACTATTAACTATAACAATATAACAAATATTATAGAATCTACAGACGATGTAAGTATGGCTATGGCCGGTGCTGTAGCTCATGCTACTAACTGTGAATGGGATACTTATAGTTTACAGGGTGGTTTTGGTATGAGTAATCATAAATCTAAAACAGCTATAGCTCTTAGTTTATGTCAAAGATATAAAGATGTACTACTTACTTTCTCAGTTACTAAACAAGATGGGGATGATGATGAAATGGTCTCTGTCGGTGGGGTTAAGAGATTCTAATGGCTACTGATAAATGGGAAATAATTACAAAGCTTCCTGACGTAGTAAGAGATTATTGGAAATTAATCGTTATGATTATTATTACCTTTAGTGGAATCTCTACTGGTGGGTGGCATTATTTTGATAAGCAAGATGTTACATCAGAAAATGTTGTACTAAAGAAACAGATTGAAGAAATGAAACCTTATTACAATCCTCCAAAGAAAAGTACTGTAGAAAAAACTAATTCTAAAGTTAAACCTAGAATTATAGTAATAAATAAGGATTGTAATGGTAAAGTTAAAAAAGATGTTGAAGATATTAATAAAAAAATAATTAATATAGATGATGTAATTAATAAATACCATAATTAGGAATAAAATGAAAACAGTACAAGAATTTTTAAAAGAAGGTAAGAAAGATTATACCATTTATCATAATACATTAACCTCTGCTATCACAGAAATGTTAGCTTTCGTAAAGAAAAACGGATTTGAAGTTGATGATGATGAAGTATTTGATACTGTAAGTACTGGCCCGAAAAAGCCTTCTGATGGTAAAACAAATCGTTATACATTAAAATTGTATAAAGGTGATAAAGAACAAAGAAAAGCTGTACACTTTCAAGTGTATGGTATAGGTAGTAGCAAGCGAACTGCCACTGGTAGATACGAATTAAACATGTATATATCATGAAATCAATAAAAGAATTAATATCAGAAGCTCGACCAGCCCAACTCGTTCAAGCAATGAGTGGTATTATTGGTAAGTTCTTCGAGAAGCGTATCGCTGTAACACAAACTACAGATGGTCTTGTTGGATTATATCGTGGTAAAGATGGTAACGCATATATTGTTCATATTGCTCAAGCAAGAGATTCAAAATTTAAAGGTTTATTCAATAAGGAATTAAGTTCAAAATGAAATCATTAACAGAATTTTTAGAAGAAGACAGTCATCCTCTAATGGAAAAATTAAGTAAAGTTGAAAAGAAAGCATATGTAGATACTTTAAAAGTTGCAAAAGAAGCAATTGCTAAGTTATTAAAAGGTTCGGGTGTTGTTGATAAAGCTATTCAATTAGAGCTTAAAGATTGGGAAATGTCTGATGTAAATTTAGAGAAAGTGGAATCAGAAGTTCTTGGAACTCTAAAAATGGCTATACAGAGAATAAAGTAAATGAAATCAATAAAAGAATTTTTAAGAGAATCTAAATACCCACTAGCTGATAAATGGATGAGTGGTAAAAAGGAATTGACATCTGGGAGTATCACATTAGTACGTGGTAATGGTGGAGTTCATAAAATTAATAAAAAAGGTAAGACTATTGGAGATTTTTCTTTAGATGATAATGACTTATGGGTTATTAATATTAAAGGTAAAAAAGGTCAAGTTGTCGCTCGTGAAATTGATGATATATTTAAGGAACTTAAATGAAAAGATATAAAGAGTTTGTTGTAGAAGCTAGTGCTCGTGTCAAGAAAGCTGAGAAAGCTCTTGATGATGCAATGGATGGTGTGGAAGGTAAAAAATTAGCTTCTGCGTTAAATGATGGTGCTGAAGATAAAGCTGTAAAAATTCTAAAGAAACTTAAAATCAAAGGAAATCTATTAGATGATATTCTTGATATCATGTTTGGTGAATTATAATCAATGTATGATAGTGATAAATCATTCATAGAGAACCTTAAAAATTTATCTACTGTACTAGCATTTGTTATTATGTTTAGTGGATTGTTTACCTCTGCTGCATTCTTCTATTTAGATTACAGAAACGACCAGAGATATCTTAAATTAGTTGAAATAACAACTAAGCTAGATCCTCTATATATTTCTATTGCTTCAGCTAAAGCTCAACAAAGAGTAGAAGATATTCGTAATTTAGAAAATAAGATCTTTAAATTAAGATTTAGAAAAAATAAGCTTGCTAAACATAATAAATTTTTAGAACCATTTGATGCTGCTATATTAGAACAGTATAAAGATGAATTGAAATCACTACAGAGTAAATGAGATGAAAACATTATTATTAATACTATCACTTATTATATCTTTTAATGTAAATTCTGCTGATTATGCAAATCAATATAAAAATGCACCTTCTACAGATAATTACATTATGCTTCAATCGCAATCACGCATTAGAGAGTTAAGCAGTCAGATTCTTAAATTAGAAAATTTAATGAAGTATAGAAAAGCTACTCCTTATCAAATTGCTTTACATAAAAAATTATTAGCTGAATATAACTATCTATCTACTAAATACGGAAACAATCAATGAAGTCAGTTACAGAATTCCTTACAGAAGAACAACTGAATGAAAAACTATTATTAATTAATAATGGAAAACGTTATGGTCAAATTGTAATCCTTGCTGGTGGTGCTGGATCAGGTAAAGGTTTCGCTTCTAATAATTTTATGAATATCCAAGACTTCAAGGTTCGTGATGTTGATGAAATGAAAAGAATGTTTTTAAAGATCAATAAAGCAACAGGTAAATATCCTGAGATAAAAGGTCTTAACTTACGTAATCCAAAAGATGTAGCTAAACTACATGCTTTCGTAGAAAAACTAGGTACTACTGATAAAACATTATCAGCTATGTTATCACAATCAAAAAATCCTGAGACATTACCTAATATATTATTTGATGTTACATTAAAGAATATTAGTAAAGCAAACAAACTTATACCAGAATTAATTGGGCAAGGTTATAAAGAAGAAAATATTCATTTAGTTTGGGTATTGACTGATTATAAATTAGCTGTTGCTCAAAATAGAGGACGTGAACGTGTAGTACCTGATGATATCCTTTTACAAACTCATGAAGGTGCGGCAAATACTATGTGGGATATTTTAGATAAAGGTAAAATCCCTAAAGGTGTTAATGGTGGAATATACGTTATATTAAACAACCGCAAGAATACTATTTTCTTTAAAGGTTCTGATGGTAAGGACTATAGAAACGCAAAAGATAATAAGAAAGATACTAAACGTCTTCCTACAGGAAAAGGCATTTCGGGTAAAAAGGAAAAAGATGATATTGCTCCTATCATTAAAGACTTTAAATATTTAGTATTTAAAAAACCTAAAAAATCCCCCTTGACAAACGCAAAAATTAAGCTACAATTATGGGCATGGATAACAAATAATATCCCTGTTACTCAGCTAACAGCTCATATTTGGGACGCAAATTAAACCAGAAATCACTTGACACGCCCTATCTCTTGTGTTATATTAAGAGTATATTAAATAGAGGTGAGATATTATGAATTACACTGTAGTACATACTGAAAAGTATGTTAATGGTTCTATAACTAAAGAATTTGCCAATCTTGATAAATTCTTAGATGAATATCCAATTGAGGATTCATTTCTCGGAAAACATGAAATACCAACAGAAAAAGGTGAAAGTGTAGGGGTTATTTATGATCACTATGTTACACTTAAAATAACTGCGCACTAGTCGTATATTAACCCTACTATCTGTAGGGTTATCCTAAAGTTCCAATTATATCCCCATAAAAATATTCTATAACGATAATTATTTTATCTATTGACAATCATTTCCAATATTGTATAATTGACTTATAGTTAATTGAGAGGAATTAAATTATGTCAGATTTTGAAAATAAACTTAATGTGTTCGTTGAAGGATGTAATAAGATTTATAACGATTATATGAGTACAAGCTTCCCAGAAAATCCACGAGATTCTATTGAACATCGTGGGGGTCGTAAATACGCTAAGATTGTAACCGTTGGCTCTGATGGAGAATCACGTTCTGTCTTTTGTTTTGTTAATAAAGAGAATGGTGACGTTCTGAAAGCTGCTGGTTGGAAAGCTCCTGCGAAGGGTGCTCGTGGTAATATCTATGATGATGCAAACGGTTTAGCGCGTATCTCTCCTTATGGGCCAGAGTATAACCGATGAATTCAATAGACATCACAATATCTAATCCAACTCCTAATAGTCCTAAAATTGCGTATTATATGGAATTTGTATTTGGGGGTATTGATCATAATTGTGAGTTTTATCGTGACGGGTCGCGTCAAATAGGTAAATTCGCAAATAATAAATCTCGTGTAATTAAGGGAACAGTTGAACTTAACACAATATTAGATGGAGTATTAAATGGAGCAAAGTAAAATTAACGAAGTTCGTATTCGCCGATATGAACAAGCAATTAACAAGATTGATGATTATTTTGAATATCGACATGATTCTGATATAGATAAGGAATTTGTATTGAATGTTCTTGATAACTTATCTAATAATTTAGTACGCGACATGGAAAACTTAATTAAATTATGAGTAATAAAAATTTTAATAAAATAGCTAGAGATCTTTATAATAGTATTACATATGAATATTATAAAGAAAAAGCTGGCGATATTGTTGGCTTGATTGAACTGAGATTGGAATCAGCTTACAATAATGGAGTTATAGATACTAATCAATCTATGATCGACCAATTGAAAAAAGATATTGAGAAACTATTATGAATGAAGATCTAGAACAAGCACAAGAGTATATTGATTATCTTGAAAATGAAATGCGGGCTACTCGTGAATATCTTGATGAGTTTAATATATTAAACACAGGTTCTATATCAGATGATGTAGAAACATTAATAAAGTCGTTCTTATAATGGAAATTTCGGAGCTAACTGAAATATTAAAGAGTAAAGGGTATAGCACACACTTTACTTCTAATAATGGTAATTACGTTAGTATGATGAAGCATATAGAAAATAAAGATGTTACTGTTCATGCTACTATTATTGGTGGTGAAGATATGGTAACTTTATCATGTATGTTGGGTTTATTTGAAATAAAATCAGGTAAATTTTCTATCACTCACCCTAATTTTGAAAGTCTATTTGAAGAAAAACTTATTAGCATGGCCTACAGAATAAAGTACTCTTCATTATGAATATATTAAATGATAGAGATAATTTATTCTTATTATTCCATTTTGGTATTGGTATAATATTAATGGAAATTTGGTTTATAAAATATATATTACATTGTTATCTTAATGATAATGTTTGGTGGGGTAATTCTTTTGAATGGATTGGAACAGTAATAGGATGGGTTTTATAATGAATAAAGTAACATTAAAATTGGTTGATATGATTATTGAAGATGAGAAACTTGTAGATGATATAAATCATTTTTATCGTGATTATACTGGAGTGGATATGTCTACTCCACAAATAGTTAAACATTTATCATTTATGGATAATCGTACTCTAGTAGAAATATTAGATAATACATATACTGATACATGTGTACGTGGTGATATTTTAAATTATCATTCACAATTATTAATTGGTAAAGAATGGCCAGTAAATGGTGATGATGATGAAGTTAAGAAATTGTTTACTAAAGAATTGAATGAAGTATATGAAGAAAAAGGATATAAAGTATTATGAAAAAATTAAAAATTGTATTTGGGTTAGTATTATTACTAGCATTAAGTGGTTGCGCGAATACTGTAACTTTCGAACAAGCTATGGCTATTGAGCCTGTTGGGTTTTGGTATGGATTATGGCATGGAGTTACTTTCGGTTTTGCATTTATAGGATCACTGTTCTCTGATAGTATAGCTGTATATGCTATCTATAATAATGGTGGGTGGTATGATTTCGGTTTCGCTATTGGTTTGGGTGGTGCTTTTACTACTACCGCATCTATTAGTAGGGGTTAGTGTTATGAGTACACGTTGGATTTGTTCAGATCATCATTTATTCCATGAGAACATTTTAAAGTTCTGTGCTAAACAGCGTCCGTTTGATTCTGTTGATGAAATGAATGAAGTGATTATTGAACGGCATAATTCCTTAGTAAAACCTAATGATCATGTCTTCTTCGTTGGAGATGTAGTATTTGGTGATGCTAATAGTAATTTAGCTGAAAGATTATCTATTGTAGAACGTATGAATGGTATTAAGCATTTAATTGGTGGTAACCATGATAAGTTACGTTCTGCTATTAATGAGTATTTAAAGTACTTTGAAAGTATTGAAGCATATCGTGAATTTGGTCATAACAAAGATATTTGTTCACATTATCCTGTACATACTCAACAATTAGAGGAACGATATAAATTTAATGTACATGGTCATTTGCATGATATTGTTTTAGATGACCCGCGTTATATTAATATTTGTTTAGATAATCGTGATTTATATCCTACAAGTTGGGAACAGGTACGAGAGGAAGCAAGGAAAATATAATGAATTATGTTAAAATTCTTTTTCCTATATTCTTTATTATTATGTCTGGTTATTATGCATTAGAAGATAATTATTCTCGTGCTACATATGATTTGTTAATAGCATATATTTTTTATAGGATATTATAATGCACGACAAGTATGGTAACGAAGTATTAAAAATAGATGGTAAGTGGAAGATTCATCAACCTTTGATTGGATTACCATATGCTACAAGATATGATGAAGGTCGTTATGATCTTGATAATATTCATTATGCTATGATGCATAAGATTGATGAATTAAATAAAATTTTAGATGAATTGTGTGAACCATTTTAATTAGAGGAAAATATAATGAGCCATTTTACAGTTTTAGTAGTTACGGATAAACCGGAAGATTTAGAAAAAGCGTTACAACCATTTCATGAGTATGAATGTACAGGTACTAAAGATGAACATGTTGTGTGGGTAGATGAACATGATAATTATCTAGAAGAATTTAAAAAAGATACTCGTACAATGCTTGTAAATGAATCAGGTGAAAAGGTTTCTCCTTATGATGATCAATTTTATCGTGAACCCACTGAAGATGAATTAGGAGAGATTGGTATTGGTGGATCTGGTTGTACAAAAAATTTCAATTATTCTTCTAGAGACTGGGATGATGGTCGTGGTTATCGTGCAAAAATTAAATTTATTCCTGATGGATATGAAGAAAAAGAATTTCCTATGTCAGAAATATATTCATTCGAAGAGTATATGAAAGATTGGAATGAATATGGTGAAGATAATATTCAAGATGGTCGCTATGGTCGTTATACTAATCCAAATGCTCAATGGGATTGGTGGACTATCGGTGGTCGGTGGAGTGGTTTATTAAAACCAAAGAATCCTGATATTGGTATGAAAGGTGAAAAGGGATTAATGGGTTCTGAGTTTGATGCTAAAGGTGTAGACCAATGTATTAAATCTAATGTTGACTTTGAAGGACGCATGAAAGAAGCAGCATTCGAAGCGGAAAAAGAATATAGACAAGCTCATATTATTATGGATGGTCGTACCTTTAAGCCTTGGTCAGAATGTTATGAAGAATTTGAAGATATTCAAGATGCTCGTGATTTTTATCATGGTCAGGATGTTGTTAAAGATTTGAAAAAAGTATTTGATAGTTTCTATGATACTCTAGAAGATTATTTAAAGTCTCGTGAAGATTTCGTTAGTATGAAAGCAAATTCATCTATCTCTACATTTGCTGTTCTTAAAGATGGTCAATGGTATGAAAGAGGTGATATGGGTTGGTTTGGTTGTGTATCTGATGAGAAAGATCAGAATGATTGGAATGGAGAATTTAAAGATTTAATTGATACTATTCCTGATGATAAATGTTTAACTATTGTTGACTGTCATATTTGAGGATGATATAATGGATGCGAAAGTAATAATTAATGATTTACGTGCGAATGGTCAAGAAGTTGCTGCAATCTTGATTGAAGATCTTTTATTCAAAGTAGATGTTCTTGCTCAAGAAATTGAAGATATGTCTACTGAGCTTCATGATCTTGAAGATGAACTTGAAGGTATGCATGAAGATCAAGCAGGAGCATCTATTTAGAGATGTTAAGTAAAGGTAAAAAAGTCAGATATAGTTGTCCTGAATGCGGTAGTGAAAATATTGAACCTATCGTTTTTCATGGACAACAATCTGGTGAATGTCACGATTGTAATACGTGGTGGCCTTGGAGATCACGAATTAAAACGAGTATTAAAAATGGAAAAAGAACTTAGTTATTATACTATAAATTATCATGGTCATCTTTTTGGAATTTTAGAACAAAGAATGGATGGAACTGATAGTATAGGTCTTGAAGCTAAAGAAAATGCTTATATTAATAGTGTTAAATTTGAAAGTATACCTGATCATGCTTTAGGAACATATCTTTATATACCTATTGTTAAAGCTAAAGATATGAAATCATTTTTATTAAATAACGATATAGTACCATATTAGGAATTATTATGAGACAACCATTAATTGCTCTTGACTTAGAGCTAGAACAACCATATACTAATATTCAAACGCCAGATTCAATTTGGATGGATTGTATTTACTGTTGAAAATGGTGAATATAAAGTCTTGAAATCTCAGCGTATATATGTTAATATTGGTGTTCCATTGAGTAAGTTCATTAAAGAACTTACCCATATTACCGATGAGCAGGTAGCATCAGGCGGTACTCTACTAGAAGCATATAGTGAATTAGTTGCTGATCAGAAGGAGTATAACGCTATCCGTGTCGTTAGACAGTGGGGTGGGGGTGATATTGAGCATATAAGGATGGAACTCGATAGAGGGGATATTGATTATAAATGGGAGTTTGGACGTTCTGGTTTTAACGTAAAACATTTATATCAAGCGTATGCTCTATCTAATGGATTGAATACTAGTGGTGGTTTATCTAAATGTATGGCTCGTTGTGGTCTCATATGGGACGGTAGGGGTAAACATGATGCGCTTATTGATGCTATGAATACCGCTAAGTTTTATGCACATTTGGAAAATAAATTGAGTAGGGATGAATAATCCATACATACCTATACCTATAAGGTTACCTAATAAAGTAGTGAAAACATATAATGTACCTTTCTTTGATGGTACAAGATATGCGACATTAACAAAAGTTGATTATAAAGATAAGAAAGGTAAATTACATATTGGTTATGTAATGTTTGTTAAATGGGAAGAACAGGAGTAAATAATATGAGAGTTGCATTTGATGTACATGGTGTATTAGATAGTTTTAAATATTTTAGAGATTTATTAAAAACTCATCACCAAAATGGTCATGAAGTATATATTATTTCTGGTCAATTACTTGATGAACAGATGAAGGAATTTATTGAAACTCATGATTTACCTTTTAATCACTATCTCTCTGTAACAGGTGAGTTGCAAGATCGTGGTGTAGATATTGATTGGTCTAGTGGGTTACCTTTTGTCGATGCTGATATTTGGAATCCTGTGAAATCTGAAATTTGTGTACGTGAAAAAATTGATATCATCTATGATGATTCTAGTGTGTATAAAGAAACATTCAATGAAATTGATACTTTATTTATACATGTTATCAATACTAATCGTAAACAGTATAAAACTCGTGGATAAAATTCCTCTCAGTAGATTTACTCGTGAGATGAAGAAATGGATACGTTATGTTGAAAAGAATCCAAATAGCGTTATTCATATTACGAGAAATAAATTAGACTTTGGTGTTTTCATGTCGCCAGAAAAATATGATGGAATTAATCAAAATGTCTTATCGTGATAAAGTTGCTAAACGTTTACGAACTAATGAAGCTCTTGAAGAAGAGGTATTAATTCTTCGTAGAATGGTATGTCTTAGTTATAGTAAACATCCATATACTGATGATGGTGAGCTACAAGATAATGAATGGCCTATGATTGATTTCAAGCGTGACACCATTCAAGAAATTAGAAGAAAAATGTCGGAACGTACTAACGAAGTTATTATTGAGATGTATAAAGAGAAATCAAAATTAGATGAAGCTAAAGATTTATTAAACGCTGCTAATTGTCCTTGCTGTGATAAATCTGGTGCTTATTATGATGGTCATGGTGAAGTGTGTCAATGTCAATGGTGTGATGAAGTAAGTAAATTATAATGAGAATTATATCTAAACAAAGGGATTATTATGATAGTGTGCAAAAGCACGTCTCTGATGATCCTAATGTTTTTGTAAGAATGGAATCAGAAAAACGATTAGAGGTTCATGAATTACCATCTTCTGTAAATGATAAGATGCAAGATTTTTGGAAGGCAACACCAAATCAAACTAGACCATTTGAATTAGAAACTATTATGATTGGTTTTTGTGGTAAAATGTATCCTGCGTTACATGTAAGATATACTAAACCTAAATGGCTAGACTATAAAACTGATACATTCTATACTATTGAACAATATAGAAAATTCATTGATGAAGTAATTAAAGATAAAAAGTTTAGCGAATATTACTATAAGAAACGTAAAAGTATTTATGGTTGGAGAAGATGGGATGATACAGACGATTATATTTCTCGTTATCTAAATAAATGGTCTGGAACAGATGTATTTGAAGACTTATTTTTTGAATTAAAGACACCTATCTTTGCGTTAAAACATGAGAAGAATAATTTTAGAGTCTCAAATTATGCTCCAATGTCAGGATTCTTTAATTTTTATATTAACATTCCATTGATAGAATATAATTTCCATAAAGTATTTGATACTTATTCCGCATATCAAGAGATTGATATGTATTATTTTGGTGTATTAGGTTGTACAGAAAAGGATACTGTGACTATCTCAGACCTTGATATGAGAAATCAAAAAGGTTTTGATAAGATGAGTTTCAAAAAGTATCCCACTAAGAAACGATAAATAATACCTAATAAGAAAGGAATAAGATTTTGAAAAAAGAAAAAGGTATTGTTGCTCTAGCGTTAACTGCGTTTTTATTATTCACAATGTCAATGACATTTTTAATTCCTATTGAAAACTCAGTAATACATACAAAACAAATTCAAGTAATTAAGAAAGAAAAATCTAATCTAACTCGCATTACATATAAAGATTTAGTAGATGCATTCCCTGATGCAATGTATGATTGGAGGGATGTAACTTGTTTGGCTCGAAATATTTATTTTGAAGCGCGTAATGAAAGCACCTTCGGACAACATATGGTTGCGTGGGTTACTGTAAATAGATTAAAACATGATAATTGGCCGAACACAGTTTGTAAAGTTGTTTATCAACGTAAACAATTTAGCTGGACTATTAGATATAGTAAAAACAAAACATACGATAAAGTAGCATACGCAAGAGCTGTTTTAATTGCAAAAGATACATTACATGAGTACTATACAGGTGAAAAGGACTTATCTAACGGAGCATTATTTTATCATGCTGATTATGTTAATCCAAGTTGGAATAAGAACTTAATTAAACTAACACAAATTGATACCCATATTTTTTATAAACATTATTAACAGGAAATATTATTATGTATAAAGTTGAAGTAAATGGTCGCGCAAGCATTCGCGCTAGAATTGTAGCTGACAGTATAAATAAAGAAGGTAATAGGATTACCACTTTTGAATTGAAGTATCCTAGATTTATTCATAGTGAGTTAATGACACATCGTATGTTTTCGCGTAATGCATCAAGCTCACGCGCAATACCTGTAAAAACATTCCTTAAACAGATTAAAGAGCAACCTGCTCATCCTATCGCGTATGGATTGAATCAATCAGGAATGCAAGCTTCACGAGATTGGGATATTGAAATTGACCATGCTGGGGAGTGGACTCCTTCTTATGAATGGGGACTCGCAGCTATGGATGCTTCAGAACATGCAAAAAATCTTGCTGATGAGAATATTCATAAACAAGTATCTAATCGTTTACTCGAACCTTTTCAATTCATGAATACAGTGGTAACCGCTACAGAATATGATAATTGGTTTGCTTTGCGCGATCATAAAGATGCTCAACCTGAGATTCGTGAGTTAGCTGTTATTATGCGTAAGTGTATGGAAGATAGTGAACCAGAATTGTTGGAAGCTGGTCAATGGCATTTACCGTATATATTCCACGGAGATTTTTCTAATGATGAGGAAGCTTTAAAATGTTCTGCTGCTCGTTGTGCTCGTGTATCATATTTGAATCATGATAAATCTGAACCTTCTATTGAAAAAGATTTAGAACTTTATAACATGTTAGCGGTACGTCCATATGATGATGGTAAAGGTCATATATTAGCAGAAAATGATCCTATTCATTTATCTCCATTAGAACATCAAGCAACACCTATGTCTATAACTATGGGTTGTGTGGATTGGGATGAAGGTACAACACATTTAGATGTTAGAACTGATGAATTGTGGAGTGGTAACTTTAAAGGATTTATACAAGCTAGACAATTATTATAATCTCTTGACAAATCACTTATAAAAAGGTATATTATTATGGAAGTAAATATTAACCGTGTTCTTGAAATTCTCGAAGAACTAAATAAAATCAATGAAGCTAAATTAAAAGATATTAAATGGATTAAAGATGGTAATGCTATATCAGTCACTCAAGAAATGATTGATGAGTATGAATTCATTGGTCTAAATAATGTTGGCTTTATAACACACGAATATTATATTGATAAGGAAAAATAAATAATGGCAATGAAAATGTTGAACGGTTTCGTTCTACTAACTGATATAGTTACACAAGATCCATCTGAATTATCTGAAGGTGGTATCTATATGGGTGAAGATACATCCAAGAAATACCCTGCTGTTGGTACTGTTCTTTCTTCTTGCGTAGCAATGGAAACAGGTGTTGAAAATGGTATGAAGGTTGTATTTATGTATAATGCTTCTACTCCATTTGTACTTGATGGTAAGACTTACCGTATGATCGGTGAAAAAGCGTTAATGGGTTTTGTTGACGAGTAATATGTATCGAAAATATTATTTAAAAGACGTTCTAGAACAATCTAATAAAAAACTTTTTACACATATCTCAACATTTACTGGTGGTGGTGGATCTTCTGTTGGTGTTAAACTAGCAGGCGGTGATACCCTATTAGTTAATGAATTTGTTGAAGAAGCTGTAAGGACTTATAAAGATAACTTTAATAACTCCAATGTTATATTGGGTGACATTAAAGATCTAACAGGTCAAGATTTCTTAGATAAAGCTGGCATTAAGAAAGGTGAACTCGATTTACTTGAAGGTAGTCCACCATGTTCTGCGTTCTCTGTATGTGGTAGTGTAACTTATAATAAAGATGACACTAAACCTGTATCTCTGTTTGATGACACAGAAGAATATTTTGTAGAAGTAGAATCTAAAAGTATTGAAGAAAAGATGGGTTGGAATAAAACCAAAACTTATTCTGATGGTAAACAAGTAGAAAATATAGAAGATCTATTCTTCGAATTTATTCGTGTAGCTAACGATATTCAACCTAAAGTTATTATAGCTGAGAACGTAGCTGGCTTAACTATTGGTGAAAGTAAAAAATACCTAAATAAAATTCTCAATGAGTTTGATAATATAGGATATATTGTTACATATAAAGTTGTTAACTCACTTGATTATGGTGTAGCTCAATCTCGTAAGCGTGTTATTTTTCTTGCTATACGTAATGATATTGCGGAAGCTAAACATATTAACCAATTTAATCTTGCTCATATTTACCCTGATCAAATTTCAAAACCTTTGACATTACGAGATGTAATTGGTACAATGCAATACGGTGAAGTATGGAAACATGGCGAACAAAGATGGATGAAGCATTTGATGGGTCGTAAGACGTATCAAAACACAGTAACCTTTATTAGTGATATAGTAGAAATACAAAAGACTGATGATAACTTTCATAAATTCTCTTCTGTAATTCCTGGTGGTAATAAATACTTTAGTTATTATGTTTTATCTATGAGTAAACACGCTCCAACGTTAACTCAAGTTGGATTACAATCTGCTAACTTTATTCATCCTAGTGGTAAACGTCCATTAAGCATTCAAGAAGCTGTACGTTTGATGGGATTGCCAGAAGACTATAAACTAACAGGTACTCCAAATCAAAAATTCGAGCGTCTTGGTAGAATGGTAACCCCTCCTATATATGAACAATTATGTAAAAACATTTATGAGACAATATTAAAATAATGTACGAACCTTATTACTTAGAAGATGTCCTAGAACAATCTAATAAAAAACTATTTACTCACATTTCAACTTTCTCAGGTGGTGGTGGATCTACTATTGGAATTAAGTTAGCAGGTGGTAATACTCTAGTTGCTAATGAGTTCGTAGAGGAAGCTGTATCCACATACAGGGATAATTTCGATACCCCTGTTATCTTGGGTGACATTAAAGATCTAACAGGTCAAGATTTCTTAGATAAAGCTAATATCAAAAAAGGTGAACTAGATCTACTTGAAGGTAGTCCTCCATGTTCTGCTTTCTCATTATGTGGTGCTGTTGTACAGAATAAGAAGAAAGAAGATAAACCTGTTTCGTTATTTGATGATGGTGATGATTATTTCGATTCGTGTGAAGTACAAACCGTTGATGAAAAGATGGGTTGGAATAAAACGAAGAAATATTCTGATGGTAAAACTGTTGAGAATATAGAAGATTTATTTTTTGAATTTATCCGTATAGCTAATGATATACAACCTAAAGTTATTATCGCAGAAAACGTTGTTGGTTTAACTGCTGGTGAAAGTAAAAAATACCTAAATAAAATTCTTAACGAGTTTGAGAAGATTGGATACTTAGTTACCTATAGTATATTGAATTCATCTGATTATGGTGTAGCTCAAAACCGTAGACGAGTTATTTTTTTAGCGATAAGAGATGATATTGCGGAAGCTAAACATATCAATCAATTTAATATTGCTCACATTTATCCTGAACCATTCTCCATAGAGACATCTATAAAATCAGTGATTGGTGATATAGAAGATGTTTACCAACATGAGGAAGAAGAATGGATGAATAATCTTATCAATACAAATTATTTTAAAGGATTCTCTCCTATTATTGATAAGATTATTATTAAGCAAAAAACGGAAAAGGATAAAGCATACTTACTCTGTGATGTTCTTGATACAAGAAAATATTTTAATTATTATGTATTATCTAATAATAAACCATCTCCTACGTTAACTCAGAAGGGATTACAGAACGGTTGCTTTATATTACCTGATACTAAAAGACCATTAAGTATACAAGAAGCTATACGCTTAATGGGATTACCAGAAGATTATAAATTAACAGGTAATTCAAACCAAAAGTATGAGCGTATTGGTAGAATGGTTTCACCACCAATGTATCAGTACCTTTGTAAAAATATATATGAGAAGGTATTACAAAATGAATAATGATTTTTCTTTTGCCACGGTTAAAAACTTTGATGATCATATTAGTAAGAGTATACGCGGTTATTCTGATTTAATCGCTGACGTTGAAAATTTGGGTGATTATTTCATTCGTTCTAATACAGAAGTAATTGATATTGGATGTTCAACAGGAAAACTACTTAAACGTATGGCTGATAAGTCTTCATTAGTTGGAGTGGATTATACTGGTATCGAAAAGGAACAAAATTTTATAGATGATATGAATAATAATAGTGCTTTTAATATTGAGTTCTTTATGGATGATATAGAAAATTTCACATTTCCAGAAGATGAAATTGTATCTTTCGCTACGAATATTTTTACATTGCAATTTTTAGATGTAAAAACTCGTGACAAAGTGGTTCAAGAATTGTATAATAGTATGATTCCTGGATCAGGATTTGTAAGTGCAGAAAAAGTTTATTCTAACTGTGCTCGTATGCAAGATATAAAAACATCTCTGTATTACCAATACAAGAATCAACATTTCACATATGACGATATCTTTGAAAAAGAAAAGAGTCTTCGTACAATGATGAATTTAAAAAATATTGATGAAATTATTAATTATTATTATGATATAGGTTTCTCATCTGTAGAAACTTTCTGGCAATCTCATAATTTTATCGCTCTTATATGTATTAAATAAAGGAAAATATTATGAACGAAACAGATCCAACTTTAAATCATGGTAGTGGATTCTCAGGTGCTATTGATGGAGAAAAAATCCGCGAAGAAAATGATGAAGAAATTATTCAAAATCTAACCTCAGAAGAAATTCAAGAAGATTTAAAAGAAATTAATGAAATGCAAGTTGAAACTTTACCTACTAAGAAAAAAGGTCTACGTCATCAACCTCCTATGTACGCTATGAAGAAACGTAAGCATAAAATCGCTTTACAAAAATCAGCACGTAAACGTCAAAGAGGTAAATAATTATGTCTATTGCTTATAAGAAACGTAAAAAGTTAATTAAAAAAGGAAAATGGGATTTCACAGCATTAATAGTACGTGAAAATATTAAAGGAACAAAAAGATATCCAACTAAAAAGGTGTTATAATGAAATTTAAAGAATTAGAAAAAGAATCTATTGATGAACTTGGTCAAGAGATTAAAGATCTTGCTAAACAAATGGTTAAAGATGAATGGAGACGCTTCAAAGAACTAGAAGCAAAATTCGAAAAAGAAAAATCAAGATTTGAAAACTTTTTAGAACGTGAAATCACAGAAGAAGCGTTAAGAGAACGTGGATATGTCGTTGAAGAAGGCGGCTATAATAAGAGGCAGTAAAAATGAAATATAGATTAGGAAGAACAAGAAATGGTGGTCGTGGTGCTGTTGATATGAATCAAATGTCAAATGAAGCATTGCTAAAATTAGTGGATGGTACGCAATTACCAAAATTTAAACGTCATGCTAGACATTTATTAGACCAGCGTGGGGTATCTTATGCCGAAGTTCATTAAGAAACCTGTAGCTATAGAAGCTATGAAGTGGACTGGTGATAATTTAGATGCTATAAAATCTTTTTGTTCTACAGCTATTGAAGCTAAAGTAGAGGGTACTATTAAAGTTGGTACTTTGGAAGATGGTGATAATGAAGTAGAACATATAGCTTCTAAAGGTGATTATGTCATCAAAGGGGTTGAAGGTGAATTTTATCCATGTAAACCAGATATTTTTAAAAAGACGTATTGGACAGAAGAAGAATACGCTAAATCGAAGGATCATTAAACTATGAGTATAATGGATAAATTAATTAAGGCTTCTACTATTGATGAAGTTGACTTACTTTCTAAAAGTAACTTTATGGAAAAGAGTGAAACACCTACTCCTATTCCTATGATTAACGTAGCGTTATCAGGTTCTATGGATGGTGGTCTTAAATCAGGATTAACTGTTTTAGCTGGCCCTAGTAAACATTTTAAAACAACATTCGCATTGTTAATGTTAAAGTCATATCTAGATGCTGATAAAGATGCTATTGCTTTATTTTATGATTCTGAGTTTGGTGCATCTGATGATTATTTTGCATCATTTGAAATTGATACATCTCGTGTACTTCATTCTCCTATCAAGAACGTTGAACAATTAAAATTCGATATTATTGATCAATTAGAAACTATCACTCGTAAAGATAAAGTATTTATTCTTATTGATAGTATTGGTAATCTTGCATCCAAGAAAGAAATTGATGATGCTATAGATAATAAAGCTGTTGCCGATATGACTCGTGCTAAACAAATTAAATCATTATTTCGTATAGTCACACCTTATTTAACCATGCTTGATATTCCTATGGTTGCTGTTGCACATACTTATAAAACACAAGAGATGTATTCTAAGGATGTTGTAGGTGGTGGTACAGGTATCACATACTCTGCGGATCAAATATGGATTATTGGTCGTTCTCAGAATAAAGAAGGTAAAGATGTTGTAGGTTACGATTTTAATATTAATATTGAGAAAGGTCGTTACGTACAAGAAAAATCTAAGATTCCAATCTCTGTATCTTTTGAGGGTGGAATAAATAAATATTCTGGAATGTTGGATGTAGCTTTTGAAATGCATTACGTAAACAAACCTAAAGTTGGTTGGTATACTCGTGTCTTACCTGATAAAGATGGTAATATAAAAGAAGATAAATTATGGAGAGCGAAAGAAACATCTAATGAAGCTTTCTGGAAACCTATTCTAGAAGAGACAGATTTTAAAGAAGCTGTTGAACGTAAATATAAAATCGCTAATATTAAAATGATTGAAGAAGAAGTAGTGATTGAAAAGACAAAAGGTAAAAAATAATGAGTGATTCAAAAGTAGTATTAAGAGAATATACATATGAGCAATTAGCTGCGTATGCTAAAGAGTGGGCTGAGTTAAATGATATGGATGCTGATATGATGCAAGGTATTTTGCAAATGGGTATCCATGCATATGAGTCTACGTATACAGGATATTCTCTTGCTATGCAAGCATATAGTAATCATCAAGCATCTAAAAAGGAAGATTAATTGGAAACACAAGATTTAATATTCCACAATCTTTTTAATAATGACGAATACGCTAGATCAGTTTTACCATACCTACAGAAAGAATATTTTACTGATAGTACATATAAATTAATATTTAAACAGTATAATAAATTCTTCACAAAATACAATGTATCGCCTACTGTAGAAAGTTTTATCATTGATCTTGAACATATTGGAAATGTAACTCAAGATCAATATAATGAAATCATTGCAAGAGTAACTTCATATAAAGAAGAAGTTTTATCTGATTATGAATGGTTAGTAGATAGTACTGAACAGTTTTGTTCTGAACGTGCTATATTTAATGCTATCCAAGCTTCTATCAAGATTATTTCTGGTGAAGATGAGGATAATACTAAAGGTGCTATTCCTGAGTTATTGCAAGATGCACTTGCTGTTTCTTTCGATAACTCTGTAGGTCATGAATATATTAATGATGCTGGTGAGCGTCATGATTTTCTCCACCGTAAGGAATCACGAATTCCATTTGGTATTAAGTACATGGATAAAATTACTAATGGTGGGTTACCTGATAAAACACTAAATGTATTCATGGCTCATTCAGGTGGTGGTAAATCAGCATTCTTGATTAACTATGCTTGTAATGCTATGCTCAATGGTAAGCAAGTTTTATATATAACGCTTGAATTATCAGAAGAACGTGTTGCTGAACGTATTGACTCGAATTTATTGAGGATGAGTATATCCGAAGTCAATAAAACTGAGAAAGATAAGTATGTTGATTTAGTTAATAGTATTAAAGATAGAACAGTGGGTAATATTGTTATTAAAGAATATCCTACCGCTTCTGCTCATGTTGGACACTTTAGACATTTAATACGTGAACTTAAAATTAAAAAGAATTTTGTTCCTGATATTATCTTTATAGATTATATTAATATTTGTGCTTCTACTCGTGCTCCATCTGGTTCTAACTCGTATACTATCGTAAAGAGTATAGCGGAAGAGTTACGCGGTTTTGCTACTGAGAACGTTTGTCCTATCGTCTCAGCAACTCAATCTAATCGTGGTGCTATTAATGCATCCGATATTGAAATGAGTGATGTTTCAGAGTCGTATGGCTTAGTATCAACCGTGGATACTTTATTTGGATTAATCTCTACAGAAGAATTACGTGAACAAGGAAAGATATTAGTAAAACAATTAAAGAATAGATTTAGCGATATATCACAAAATAGTAAGGGAATGTTGGGTGTGGATTTCTCACAAATGAGATTCTTTGATTTGGAGGAGGAAGTACCTTTACCAATGACAACTCAGAATGATATGAAAGAGAAACCTACTTTTGGAACAGACTTATCTGAATCTGATATGTTTGATAGCCCAAAAAAAGATGGTATATTTGACGATTTTAAAGTATAAAGTGTATAAATAAGATTATTATGAAAAAATATATAAATGAACAAAAAGCTATGAATTCTGCATATAGAAATGTACAGAAGTTCTTGAGCAACCATAAATTCCAATTTGCGAATATATCAACCGCTATATTCTCCATTAATAATATTCTTGATAAAGAGGGGTATCGTTTAGCTAATCCTGATGGTACTCATCACAATCAAGTTTATTATGGATTAAGTGGGTCTGCTGATATCACCATCATAGATAAAGGTGGTAATATCATTAATAAGAAAATGGTTCTAGATTGGAAGCAAATGGAAACAGGGTTAGGTTGGAAGATCAACGTTAAAATAGTTTAACGTGCTCTCAAATAGTCCTCACTACCTTGTCGTTTTATAAGGAAAGAGCTTTTTGTCTGTTTAGCATATTGTTGGATGTCTTTACTATTAAGTAATTTCATCCAATGTTTATATTTCTTTTTAGGACTTGTTCTACATTTTTCGAAGCTATCACAATCTACTTCAAAGAAGTCTAATCCAAAAGCTTTACCTGTAGGTTTGATTGGGGTGAAGATACTCGCACCACCAACAGTAGTTGTTGATACGTCTTCTTCTAAATGGTCTTTGAATGATTTCATTATTTTAAATCTTCAACGTAGTCTAACATTTCTTCTATATAATCACGAGTAGCTTCGCAATCGTCTCTGAATTTATTTAGAATAACATCGTCTTCTATTTTAGTTTTACCACGGCGAACTTTATCAATTAATTTTACAGCTTTAGCTAAATCACCCATGAGTGGATGTACTTTAGCTTCTTCTAATACTTCGTCTTCTTTTAAATATTCGGTGATTGTTTTCATTGTTATACCTTAACTGATTTTGAATCTATTTGTGGTAGAAAGAATTTCTCAACTGAATTAGAAACTTTCTCTATATATTTTTTACCTGAACCTTCTAAATCGGTAGCAACGTCTTTTAACTTATTTATGATATCCTTACCTTTTTGAGAGATATCTTTAGCTGTATTACGTACTTTAGCAACAGCAGCTCCAATATGCCAACCTGTTATAGCTTCAATCATATGGATTGGGCCAGTAACTAAATGAAGTGTAGCTGTATCTAATTTAAGTAAGAAGTCGATAATGTCTTCTTTTTTTATTTTCTTTGATAGGAGGTCTTTAAGAGTAACTTTTGCATCCTGATCACCACCTGACGCTTTAATAGCAGCATGGAAGATCTTAGCAAAATGAATACCTGACGAAGCAATAATCTGTATAAGACCACGACCTTTCTTAGCGTGTAGTCCGGCTCTAGCTAGAGCACCTGAGATATCTGGCATCTTGAATTCTGATAATACTGATTCATTTAACGTATCGAAATTCATATTACTGAATTCGTAATATTCAACCATATTGCTAACTTCTGTAGCTAACTCTGATTCTTCGTTAAATGTTTTAAAACCCTTAATCATATACGGACTATCCTAATAAATACTATTATTATTTATGTTTATTTATAATTTATTACTAGTTTCTTCGGTTACAAGAATTCGTTCATTGGTTACGATGTTCTGTACTTCATAAATATTAATACCTACAATGTTGTCTATTGGTTTAATATTCTCTTTAATAATGAAGAAATTACCGTTTTCATCAGTATATTTACCTTGACTTAATGATACATTTGGGTTATAATCTTCCGATAATGGTATTTTTAAACCAAATTGTTCTAGTTCATACGTTAAATCATGGCCTGTATTTTCTTTGAGTAATTTTAAAGCAATAGCTAAAGAAGCTATTTTAAACGCACCAAATGGAGCTTTTCGCATAATTTGTTTGATTCTACGCACGAGACGCTGAAACATACCGAAGGATTTCTTCTCGGTATCTGTTTTCGGTTTGCGTATAGTTTCACCTTCATCATCAATTAGGCCATGCTTATAAGCATCCCATTTTTTAAAAGGTGAAGAAATAAGTCTTACTAATTGGTAAGCTGCTACATTTTTGAATAATGAACTCATAGTATTATTTATATGTTCTCTATAAAATTAATTGAATATTATACTAGGAGGTATAATACCATTGTCTACATCTATTTATGATCGTTTAATATGAAACGATTAACTACAGAAGAATTTATCAATAAATCAAAAGAAGTTCACGGTGATAAGTATGACTACTCTAGAGTTAATTATATAAACAATAGAACAAAAGTAGAAATTATTTGTCCTATACATGATTCATTTTGGCAAATACCAGCATCTCATAATGATCTTGGAAATGGCTGTCCTGAGTGTGGTCTTATAAAGAGATCTGATAGTAGAACATTAACCACACCTGAATTTATTGAAAAAGCTAAAGAAATACATAATGATAATTATGACTACTCTAGAGTTAATTATATAAACAATATAACAAAAGTTGAAATTATATGCTTAACACACAACTCATTTTTCCAAAAACCATCAAATCATTTAGTTGGTCAAGGGTGTAATATATGTTCAAGAGGTAGTAATTATTCAAAAATAGCTATAAAATGGTTAAACTCTATGGATGGAAATATCCAACACGCGGAGAATGGTGGTGAATATAAAATACCTACAACAAATTTCCCTGTTGATGGTTATTGTAAAGAAACAAATACAGTATATGAATTTCATGGAGATAAATTCCACGGAAACCCTAAATTATACTCACCAGATGACACACCACATCCATTCAATAAAAATATAACTGCTAAAGAGCTGTATGATAAAACTATTGAAAAAGAAAATATAATAAAAAAATTAGGTTATAATCTAGTGGTTATGTGGGAAAATGAATACCTACATATTCTCTGAACGTATTATCTCTATCAGGTTATCGTCATATTTGATATCCTGAATACGGACTTCTGGAATGTCATGAGGACACATATGTAAATATGTAAGAATTGTTTTTAATGCTGGGTAACAGAACGTGTCACAGTAGTAAAATAATAGTCTATCCGCAGGGATAGTAGAAAAGGTGTTACGTAATATAATTATATGGTTTATCAATAACTGTAATTTAATGTCTCCAGATTTATGATATTTTCTTAGTGCTCTCTTTACTACAGATAATAACTTAATATCTGTTTTAAATTCATCAGAGGTATTGAAAAGACGATATTTATAATTATGTAATGCATACGCGGTATAATTATTTGAGTTTAAGGGAGATTCAAAAGCCATGATGAAATTAGTCTCGATTTCTTGTTTCGAAGGTAATATAGGTATTAAAGTTAGTTGTGAATGTCATCATACGTTTACCACTT